CCTTTGAACTGTACCGCCATACGCATAGAACTCTTTCAGACCCATCCAATACACGTTGTCCTCAATGGGAACCGCCGCAAGAGGACCCATAGTCGTAATATTTTCCGACACCAAGTTCACACCAAAGGTAAACGGTGGGCCCAAGTACTGCATGGCGTACAAGGATTCGTCCGTAAACACCAAGACCTGTTGGCGCGTTTCAATCGCCATGACAATCACGGACCCAGAACCAAGGCGCAATTCCCCTGCAGTGTTGGTCGCAGTAGTGCCCCAATCTGTAAGAGATTCTTGAGAAGAGAACCGGATAGCCAGTGGATCCTGCACACCAGGGTTGCTTTCCGTGTCACACCCAAAGGCAATGACGTGACGGTCGCGATCTGAAACCAGAACCTGTTTGGCAATGGTTGGTGTCGAACTTGCCCCGGCCAAGGAATCAAGGCTCACGGCCCGAGAAGCTGTGCCCCCGGTTTTATCCCAGTCGTAGATGCCGCCGTTGCGCACGTTGACGAGTAAATCTTCACCAAAGTTGTCATGCGTCCAGATGCGAAGGGTAGATGTAACAATAGGAGTGGATGCGGCAGAGCCCCATGCACCACGGCCCCAGAAACCAATGCCCCAACCTGCGCCAAAAGTAGAGGTATCAAGACCTATACCAATTTGGTATGCGCCGACGACGGACGAACCGCCGTTACCAGTGTCCGACCCAGTTGCAGGAACAAGCGTCGGGACAAGTGCCCCATCTACAGTAATGTCCGCAATGCTAGTGCCTGCGGTTCGAGCAGAGATAGTGTATGTACTGCTCGTCAGAACCCCGGTGATATTGTATTCTTGGTTTAACACCCCTGCGGTTATATCTCCACCAAGACTAGCTGCGCCGCTAAATGTCACAAAATCCCCAGACACCGCGCCGTGGTTTGCATCTGTTACTGTAATCGTTGATGACCCGTTGGTAGCTGCAAAGGTTACATCCCCCGCAGCGGTTGTGGCGCGAATTGGGGTTATGTCGGCAAAAGAGCCACCGTCCTGGTTCAGGTAATACTTGAGGCTTGTGCCGATGCCGATGTAACGACTGTTATCCAGAGCTACCCAGGGGTGCATCGCTCTAGCAGTTCCAAGGTACGAGAACCCCGAAAACTTCTCCCAGCCGCCGATCTTCTCGGGCATACCGAAACGAAACCGCACCTTGTCCACATCAAACCAACCGCCCTCATTCGTATAGGACGTTGTTTCTCTATTAACACCGGGCTTGAACTGGAGTTTGGTAAGCGGCATGTGGCATATCCTTATGCGTTCAGTGCGTCGAGGTCATCCCAAACACGTTGTGCATGAGCAGCAGCGTCAAACGCAACAGTCGCATCAGGGTCCGCCGGGTCTGGGTCAGTCCAGCTATTTGCTGACGCTTGCGCCGCCAGATAAGTCTGCAAGTTTGCCTTGGATGTGACCTCTTCAATCGCACCAGAAATATCTGCACCATCTGCGGAGATACCAATCATAATCCAATCCTGCGGTGATGCTGTGCCACTATCTGCAACCGCGTACATGCCACCCGTTGATTGCGGGACGCCAAACTTTAACCACGTTGGGATAGTCCCATCCGCTTCAAGGCGATATTTTACTACTTTATGAGCCATCAGCTTGATCCTCTATGAGTGTGTTGGTCAAAGATGTTTTGTCGAGTATATCAAATCCACGGCTTTCTGCAAAGGCGGAAGGGCAATGCGCCCACTTATCTGCGCAAGCCTCAAGCCATTGCACTGTGTGGTGATGCTCTGGTGCTTTGCCTTCTTTAACAAGCTCGTTTTCCCAGTTGAGATAAGACATAACTTCTAGCTGCGCCTGTGCGGCGTTGATGCCAAGGTCAAACAAGTAGATCATATTGCCCTCGTCAATCACACCGTTGCGGGGACGGGCAGAGTTTAGCGCCTGTTTCATGCAGGTCATGATGTGATACTTGACTTCCTCAAGCTCATAGTCAGCCTCAGTCAACTCGTCCTTGCCAATCTTCTTCATCAGGTTGTCGTACTGATTGGTAAAGAAATTAAGTTTGCGGACAGCCGCCTCGACGTAGCCCCGTGAGGATGCAGCGTTGGCTTGCTTCTCGTTAATCTTTATCTCAAGCATTTCACGCTCAAGATCGTCGGTCTCTTCTGACAGCTTGCGCTCCAGCTTCTTGAGCTTGACCTCTTCCTTCTTCATACGGAAGTAGCCCTCTTGCAAGGCGGACTTGGTCTTCTCAATCTCAGCAAGGCTGTGCTTCACAGAGCGGATCGGCGTGATTGCAGTCACATCAAGCGTCACGCTCATCATCTGCGAGTGCGACTTGTAGAAGTTGCTAGACGCCTGCGCAATGGCAGGAGCCTTGTCGGCAATGTTAGCCAGCATAGACTTGTACTCAGGCTTCGCAGATGGAAGCTGAATGTTTAAGTCTACCGTGGCTAGTGCCGTTTCTTTTACTGTGTCTTTAGGCATTATTCGGGCTTCTCTGGAAGCGTGTGGGTATGAGGCCAGCCAGACGCGCTTGGCAAGTTACGAAGTCCCTCACGGTATGTCGCCCATGTGGTTTTTAGCTCATTGCTAAGAGGGCTATCATTTACTTGTGTCCAATCACATTCATCAAGAAGTTTTGTTCGCGTAGACCTTGCGCTTGCGGCAGCGTCTGCATCAACGCGAGCGCGGTACGCTGTAGTTTGGGCGTCAACCGTTTGCACGTTGCCATCATCGTCAGTGTATTCGGCAAACACAGGTCCAACAGAATTAACTGTGTACCAAACCCCGTCTTCGCCCTGCGCAACACCAGACTCATAAGAGTATTCATACGGTGGTGTCGGGTTTGCAGGAGCGCCATTTAGAACAGGGTCAGCACCAAGCTGATCCAGACGCTCTTTGCTTATACCCGCCGTAAGAACTGGACGGGCCTTCTTGTTGCGAGTGCGAAAAGTTGTCTCAGTGACCACTTCGCCTGTTTCTCTTATGCGAATTTTTGCCATTGTAGGCTCCTTTATGCTATGGCGTAGAAAATGTATGAGCCGCCAGATATGTTCTGTTCATAAGTTGCATCAGCAGTAACAGTAAAGCCAGATGAGTAGGGGTCTATAATATCATAGCCTGAGTCTTCGGCGCTATCACTATTTAAAAACAGGACTGGATCGTTACCCGCTGCAATACCTCTTACACTATCAAAGGTTAACCACTGACCTCCAGCATCTGTGCGCTTAATCAGCACAAACCTAGCGCCTGACGTAAAGCCACAGTCAATGTTTAACGTAGCCCCTGTACCCGTGTAGCTCCCCACCTTCGATATACCGGGGAGGCTTGCGAAGAGGTAGGCTATGTAGGTGCTGCCAGAGCCGTTGGTAGTTGCACTTGTACCTACTGTGAAGTTAGAAGCAGCAGGAGCAGTATCATTCCATCGTGTAGCACTGTTTGATTCTCCACCTGTTGAATTGAGTTTTATTTTGTAGTGTCCTTTGTCAACACCGCCGTTAAGACCTGCGTGGTATACATCCCAATCTTGAGCAGCAGACCTACTCTTCACCCACATCATCTCAGGTGCAACACCAAGGTTATGGCTTACAGTACGTCCCGCAACTCCCGTACCCGTGTAAGCAACCGCATCAAAATAGCCCGGCGCACGTTTCCACATCCAACTTATAGTGTCTGTAGTCCAAGTGGATTGAAAATTATTCTGTAAGTCAAATTGCCAGTCTATACCAGTGTCGTCTGCATTAGTTTTAGAAGTAGATAAAAACTTGGTACTACCACGGAGCCTATCACCTACGGTTGAATTAAGTGATTGACCAGTTCTTTTTGCCATTATGGATAAATCTACTGGGAACCCTACGTTAGTTGGTGAACTATAAGAACCTGCCTGATTATGGATATCAAACACCTCAGTCCCACTCTCAGGAACTTTAGTGCCACGGCGGATTGCCATGTAGATGTAGGTTCCCGAACCAAAGTTTTTAGTAATTAATCCATCCGCAGTTGGTGAAGCAATTAAACTGTCCACCTCAGAACTTGTTGAATTGGGAATTAACAGAGACACATTTGCCCCAACAGGCTGACCTCTCATAACATCTATAATATACCAATCATCTGAAGCGGAAGTCTTTTTAACCATAAACCATTGCGGCTCGAAACCCAATGAAATAGGAACTTCTGTTGCTCCCGCGCCTGAGAATGATCCACACTTGATAATATCAGCATCACCATCAGGGCCGAACCCACCGTCACCATCGTTGTGGGCGAAGAGGTAGGCGACGTATGAACGCCCACTTCCGTTTACAGTAGCATTACTTGTTAACGTAAAATTAGTGCTAGAGGCCGCATAAACCTGTGCT